AAGACGTATTAGAGCTAAAAACAAAGCCAATCCAATGGGCAAGAAACACGGAGGAACAGTTAACTCCAGAGCCATTGCTAAGAAATACTTTAAAGGTGGATTGGTATAGGTGGAAATAACAAAATTCATCAAGCACGTTTCAACAAAGGTTGAAAAGGAAATTACCGACCGCAAGGATGCCTTTGCAATGGGAAAGATAGAGGACAACAATTACAAGAAGGTTGTCGGCGAATTAAGAGGTTTGCAAATCGCAAGGGATTTGATAAGAGAATCCTCAAAACATATTGAGGAAGACGATGAGTAGCACAACCTTTAAGTTAGAGGAAGTAGAATTAAAGAACGACAAGTATCCAAAGCCAACAGGTCACAGGATATTGATTAAGACACTGGATGTCGCAAACAAAACAAATATGGGTATATATTTACCAAGCAAGTCCGTGGAAGACCACAGGGCAATTGCCTCAATAGGAAAAGTTATTGAATTGGGCAATGACGCATACAACAGGGATGATATGTCCGCTCCTTGGTGCAAGGTTGACGATTATGTCATGTTTGGCAAATATGCAGGACACAGGTTTAAATTCGGTCAGGCGGAACTCCGCATAATGAACGATGACGAGATTCTGGGAGTAGTCCCAGATATAACTGAGATAAGTTAATTATTTCATTTAATTAGTAGCTTTATAGCTATGCAGAAGGCCACCATTTCGGTGGCTTTTTTTATTCTTAGGAGATACCTATGCAAATAGTACACGATACTTCGGCTAGTAAAAAGAAGCCGATGCAAGTTGTGGAAGAAGGCAGAGAAGAGAAACTCAAGAAGTTTGATGACGAAGAAGCGTTAGATAAACTTGAGGCAATCGAAGAGCCAACGGAAGCAGCAGACGCTGATGAGGATGAGCCTCAGGAAGCGAAAGTTGAAGAGGAGAAAGAGGAAGTCGAAGCCAAATCCGATGAGGAAGAGGAAGAGGCTCCCAAAAAGAAATCAAGACTTCAACGCAGAATAGATGAACTAGTAAAAAAATCTAGTGCCTATGAGCAAGAGAGAAACCAGTATTATGGTCGTGTTCAACAACTCGAAACCGAGTTAAAGAAAACGAATACCTTAAATAAGGACTATACTAAACTACAAAAGAATTATTACGACTCTCAACTAGGGTCGGCAAAAAAACTTTTGGAAAAAGCTCGCTCTGAACACACGTCTGCCTATGAATCGGGTGACTCTGGCAAAATGCTGGAGGCGGCTGAATCCATAGCGGATGCAAAAGTGGAACTGAAATCACTTGAGCAACAAAAACATTTGTTTGAAGACACGGAACCCGTAGCGGAACCGAGTTATCCAAGTGTTCAACCTGCTCAGATGCAGGCTCCACAGCAGGCAGTTCAACCAGACCCAAGAGCCCTACAATGGGCACAATCAAATACTTGGTTTGGTGATGACGCCCCAAGGACAGGGGCAGCTTATGCCATAGACGCACAGTTAAAAATGGAGGGATACAATCCTTCCTCTGAGGATTATTACTCAGAACTCGACAAGCGAATAGGGGATGCGTTTCCTTCCATGAAGACAAATTCAAAACCTAAGCAAGTCGTAGCGAGTGTAACTCGTGCACCATCCGCACCTAAGAGGGTCAAACTGACTCAAGGCCAATTGGCAATGGCCAAGAAACTGGGTGTGCCACAAAATGAATATGCCAAGTTTGTGAGGAACACAAATGACCAATAAAAATATAAAAACACCGTCAGAGGAGACCGCATCTAGGTCTCATCCGAAACGAAAAGTAACCTATACACCTCCTTCATATCTAGATGCACCCAAGCCAAAGGTTGACGGCATCAAATACCGATGGCTACGAGTGAGTGCGGGTGGGGAGGATGATGCTCGAAACATATCCAAGCGGAAACGTGAGGGATATGAATTCGTTAAAAAAGAGGAACACCCCGATTTCGATGTCCCCGTACATGAATCTGGAAAGTACGCAGGAGTGATTGGACACGGAGATTTAGTTCTCGCTAAGATACCGATTGAAATGGCTGACGCTAAAAGGGACTATTTTCAAAATAGGACTAGACAGCAAACACAGGCCGTTGATGCGGATGTCTTGAAGGAACAACATCCATCCATGCCCATAACGCAACAGCGTAAAAGTTCTTCCTCTGTTGGTAAAAAAACAGAGTAAGACTAAATTTTCTTGTTGGGGTTTTTAACTTTTATACAGGAGAAATATTATGGCAAATAAAGACGCCGCTTTCGGTGCAAGGCCAGTAAGACATCTCACTGGAGGCACTATCAGAGCAAACGAGTATAAAATGGTTAAAGAATACGCAGCAAATGTTTTTACTGGTGATTTTGTTCAACTTGCGGCTACTGGATACGTCCAAGTAGGAGCAGCGACAAACAGATTACTAGGCGTATTCGCTGGCTGTAGTTATACTGCGTCTGATGGTTCACAAGTCTTCAAGAGATATTGGCCAACCGGAACAGCTACACTAAACGATGGCGATGTCACCGCTTATGTGTATGATGACCCTAATATTGTTTGGGCTATTCAATCTTCTGGCAGTGCTGACTTCGCCGACATCGGCAATTTAGCAGACATTGTTGCAGGTACAGGTAGTACCGTAACAGGTCAATCTGCCTTTGAGATTAATGGCACTACAGGAACGGGCACAGCACAATTGCGTATTCTCGGATTGTATAACGAACCAAAAAATGCCTATGGTACTAATGGCGTGTTGGAAGCAGTGATATGGGAACATGAACTGATTGGACATGACCAAAGTACGGCAGGCGTATAAGGTATAGGAGAAAATTATGGCTATTAATAGAAGCCAACTCGTTAAAGAGTTGGAACCCGGTCTCCACGCCTTATTTGGAATGGAGTACAAACGATGGGAACGTGAACACGCTGAAATATTCACAGAAGAAAGCTCAGACAGAGCGTTTGAAGAGGAAACTCTACTTACGGGCTTCGGGGCTGCACCAACTAAAGCAGAAGGTGGTTCTGTTGAATACGACACTGCCGCAGAGCAATGGACTGCACGATATGTGCATGAAACTATCGCCCTAGCATTCTCAGTTACTGAGGAAGCTGTGGAAGATAATCTTTATGATACATTATCAAAACGGTACACTGCTGCTCTGGCACGTTCTATGGCTTACACCAAGCAAGTGAAAGCAGCTAACGTCCTAAACAACGGATTTAGCTCAAGCTACACTGGAGGGGATGCAAAACCACTTATGGATACAGCACACCCAACTTTGGAAGCAGGAGACCTTGCCAATGAGCCGTCAACAGCAGCCGATTTTTCTGAATCTTCACTGGAATCAGCAATCATTTCGATTGGTGGTTTTGTGGATGACAGAAACGTCCCAGTTGCGGTTAACGCTCGTAAGCTAGTAATACCAAAAGACACAGCATTCACTGCTCAGAGAATTCTGAAAAGTGACTTGAGAGTTGGTACTGCTGACAATGATATCAACGCAGCTAGGTCAATGAATATCCTTCCACAAGGATATGCGGTAAATCATTACCTCACTGACACTGATGCGTGGTTCATTTTAACAGACCTTATCAATTCTGGTCTTAAAATGTTCCAAAGAAGAAGTTTAAAAACTTCTATGGAACCAGACTTTGAAACAGGAAATATGCGTTTCAAGGCTTCTGAAAGATATTCTTTCGGATGGTCTGACTGGAGAGCTATCTTTGGCTCACCGGGAGCGTAGGGAGTACGAACTAGGGGGGATTAATTCCCCCCTTTTATTTTCTAGGATTAACAATCATGCCAACTGACCTAGCAGACGATTGTAGAAGAGATGGTGTGATTTAACTACAAAGGATTAAATATGGCTAATTCAACTTTTAGCGGCCCTATTCGTTCAGAGAACGGGGTTAAGCTAGTTAGCAAGAACAGTACATCTGGTTTAATATCAGATAGAACAATTGGGGATTTCCCAAAAGACACAAGACGTTTTTATTTAGAAGAATGGTTTTTACAAAGACCGGGTTTAAATGCAAACATTGACCAAGTGTCAACAGTTGAAGTTCAACGTGCGTTGAATAGAAACTGGGAAGCTCTTGGAACTAACATGACTACTGCTTTATGTACGTTTAACACTACTTCAGCAGGCGTTGTGGCAACAACTGCAGGTGCAGACCAAGATCAAGCAATCCTTACTCCACATCTAGACACTGCCGCTACGGCATGGGCTGGTTGTTTATGGGGTACTGAAAACCAAGTTCATTTTGAAACTTCCATTGCATTACCTGCAATTGACAACCAAAATGTTTGGGCAGGTTTAAAACTGACTAATGTTCCAGAACTTGCAACAGATGACGACCAAGCGTTTTTCAATTTCTTGACTGATTCAGATAACTCCGGTCAAGATTATGATGACTTTACTAAATTGCACTTTGTTTATAGTGTTGGTGGAACTGATTATATCAGCGTACTGCCAATTACTGTAGCAGCAACTACAATTTATCATTTAAAAATGAAAATAGATAGCGATAGAAAAATTTCTATTTTTGTAAATGGTGAGCAATATAATGTAACATCCACTTCTGGATCTACTGGTGGTACTTCTGTAACAAAAGGCACTACCAAGTCAGCGGCTTTAACCAATGATGTGGATTTAATTCCATATGTTGGAATTGAGGCAAACGCAGGTGCGGCAGAGGCATTACATTGTCACTATGTTGCAGCAAGTAG